GGCCAGCGCGGGAAGAAGTTCTTCTATCAGTCGCAGCAGTCCGACCTCAAATCCGCCGGCAAGGGCAAGTACGGCGCGGTGAAGTTCGACAGCGCTGAGGAAGCTATTGCCGCCGCCATCGAGGCTGCCATCAATTCAGGCGTGGTGAAGGGCCTGACCGACGCCGACAAGAAGCTGATGCGGGCTGCGGGATCGGTGGAGCAGGCCATGCAGGACGTGGTGGCCAGCCACGACTTCAAGCGCGAGCTCGACTTCCAGTTCACCGGCCTGTCCAACCCGCTAGCCGAGGCACAGGCCCGGCTGGAATTCGAGTACCAGCAGCAGCTGATCCTTGCCGACAAGTACGAGGCCGACAAGACCAAGCTGGAAGCCGTCTATGCGCAGAAGCGGCTGGACCTGGTCGCGCAGTACAACCAGCAACAGAACGCTGCCATGGAACAGTCGCTCGGCGGCCTGAAGGATTACTTGTTCAGCATCACGGGCGGTTCCGCGTCTCCGCTGTCGCCGACCAACCGGCTCAACCTTGCCCAGACCCGCTACAACGATATTCGTGGCCGGGCGCTTGCCGGGGACACCGATGCCATCGCCGCGCTACAGGGTGCCTCGCAGGACTTCCTGTCGGCATCGCAGGCGGTCTACGGATCGGCGGGCGGCTTCCAGTCCAGCTATCAGAACGTGGTGGCGACACTCTCGCAGGTGACAGGATCGGCCAATCCGCTTGCGGCTGCCAACAGCAATGCGGCGGCGGCGGTGAACGATAACACCCGTGTGCAGGCGGCCTATGCCGAGCGCGCCGCGAACCAGCGCGCCGACACCAATGCCAAGCTGGACACCGTGATCTCGCTGCTGTCGGCATCGGCCGGCGCGGCACAGCGTGGCAGCGCGGCGCCGACGCAGAATGGTGTGGTCACTGTCGGCAACATCGACTTCGGCGCCATTCAACAGGCCGTCGCGGGACTGCGTTAGATGGGTAAGATATTCCTCGTCACGGCGACACCTTACGACCCCGTAGGCGCGGCGGAAACCGCTGTCTATTTCTCGACCGGACGCCCTGACGGCAAGGCCCCAGTCTACAATTCGCTGCTGTGGCCGGCCCGGCTGACGACGGCGTTCAATGCCGAGGTGACGGTGTTCACCGGCGAGTTCGGCGGCGCGGTGCCGACATTCGGTGTGGTGCAGATCGCGCTCGTGGCCGGGGAATATGACGCGCTGCTGGGTTACTACTGGGACGGCCGCGACATCTCGATCTACCGGGGCGAGGAGACCGACGCCTTCGGCTCCATGAGCCTGATCTTCAAGGGCACGGTGCGCTCGATCCAGTGGGATCGGTTCACGCTGACCTTGAACCTGGCCGACTATGGCGAGGTGGTCCAGAAGCCGGTCCAGACGACGTTGTATGCTGGTACAGGCGCGGCGGAGGGTGGTTCGGACCTGACCGGCAAGCCCAAGCCGCTTGCGTTCGGCGGGCCGCGCAATGTGGAACCGACGCTGATCAACAGCACCTATCTGGTCTACCAGTTTCACTGCCGTGCGGCGCAGGCCGTGGACGCGGTTTATGATGGCGGCGTGGCGCTGACTGCAAGCTCCGACTATGGCAGTTATGCGCTGCTGATCGCAGCAACGATCACACCCGGCTCCTATGCCACCTGCCTTGCCGAGGGGCTTATTCGGGTCAACGCGGCAGTGGTGTTCGTCCTGACTGCCGATGTGCAGGGAGATAACACGGGCGGTTATGTGACGACCGCTGGCGACATCCTGAAGCGTATCGCACTCAGCTTCACGGGTCTCGTGATCGGCGATATAGACACGGCTGCCTTCACGGCGCTGAACACGGCCAACAGTTCGCTGTGCAGCCTTTATGTCGGCACCGACAGCACGCCATCGGCGGCTGACTTGTTCACGCAGATAATGGTCACCGTCGGCGGCTTCTGGACATTCACACCGGCCCGGCTGCTGACCGTCAAGCAGATCGCGTTTGGTACGAGTGCGGCGACCATCTCATATCAGTATGGCCCACTGGCGCTGGATGCCGTGGTGAGAGTGGAGACGCCGCCGCCCTACTGGCGCAGCAAGATGGGTTATGCCACGTCGTGGCGGGTCCACGCGCCCAACGAGATCGCGGGTGCCCTGACGCCGGCCATCGCGATCGACATCAACTATCAGACGTTCTCAACCACGAGCAACGGCAAGGCGTTCATTCACGGCCTCAATGTGGACAGCAGCCGGGCGGATTCGGACGGCTGGTACTATTACGGCGCCGCTCAGGTGACCCTGCCGCGCGCCCAGTTCGCCGACGGCTCGACCCTGAAGACGAGCCAGACCAGCGACGGTTACATCGTCCACGACTTCGACCCTGTGACCGTGTCGTTCCAGGACGTGTTCACGGGCACGGCGGCAACCGATCTTTCGGCCCATACGCCGAACACGGGCACCAGCTGGAGCGACATCAGCGGTATCACCCGCAAGTTCAAGCTGGATGGCACGGGCAAGGTAGCGGTGAGCCTGGCGACGACGAACGTGATCGTCACCTACCGGGCGAACAACGCGCCATCGTCGGCCAATATGTTCGCGGAATATCAGCTCGACGCTTGGGACGAGACCTATCCGAACAACTGGGGCGTGATCGGCCGCTACCAGTCGGCCACGTCGATGTATGTGTTCAACGTGAGCAAGGCGCTGTCAGCGGGGCTGAACCTGTCGGCGGGCATCTACCTGGTCACAGGCGTCAGCACGGTGACGCAGGTGGGCAACCTGGCGGAAATCCCCTATGTGGCGGGCATGAAGCTGCGGCTGACGTGCATCGGCACGACGATCTCTGCCTGGGCGAAGAATCCGGGCGAGGTCAAGTGGACGCTGTACTGCACCGGCACGGATTCGGGCATCTCGGCGGCGGGCAATGGCGGGATCTATTCCGGTGCCATGATCAATGCGGGCTTCCAGACGGCGCCGGCGGCGCTGCTGTCGAACTTCCGCGCAGGCAACGCCACCAGCGCCTGGACGGTCAGCGCGGAGAAACCAGCGGTGGCGTTCTGCCGGTACAGCGGCGGCAACTGGCAGTACGACACGGGCGCGGGCTGGACCAATTTCACCCGCACATCATCCATGCTGGTGATCGGCGCCATGACCCGAGGAGCGTCTTCGATCACCTCGGCAGCGATAAGCCAGCCGCAGATGCTGCCAGCGACGGATGCCCAGACGGTGATCGTGCGTTCGGCATTCATCGGCGAGCAGCAGCGGTTTGTCACCACGAGCGACACGGCGGTGCAGACGCGGCACAAACTGGCCCGAGAACGGGAAGTGGCCAGCCTTTTCGATACGTCCGCAGCCGCCACAACAGAGAACGCGCGGCAATTCGCGCTGCTGGACGCCAAGTGGGACTTGTACCAGGTGCCAGTGCTTCGGACAGTGATTGAGGATTACAGCCTGACCTTGGGTGCGACGGTGACGCTGCGGCTGAACCGTTTCGGGCTCACGAGCGGCAAAGACATGATTATCGGCGGCATGTCCACCGGGGCAGACCCGGACGAAACCGTTCTGACTTTGTGGGGCTGACATGACCAACTTCATTATTGCGCAGCCTTACAGCGCCACGATCACGGCTGCCTCGAACGCTACGTCGATGAACGCGACGAATCTAAACAAGGTGCAGCCGTCCGACGTGTGGCGGTCTACCGGGTTGGCGACGCAGTACATCGAATGCGACCTGGGATCGGCCAAGGCCGTGGACCTGATGGCGCTGCTGTTCACCAACCTGACCAGCGCGGCGACGATGCGGATCCGCGGTGCCACGAGCCAGGCCAACCTTACGGCGTCGCCCGGCTATGACAGCGGCACGATCAACCCGGCGTGGGCTGGCGCGACCCAGAATGTGGCCCGGCCGCACACTATGACCTATCTCGCCGCCGCGCAGACCTATCGTTGGTGGCGGTTCGACCTGACTGACGCTGCCAATCCCGATGGATATTTCCAGGCGGGCCGCGTCATCCTCGCCGATGCCCTGCAGTTCACCCGGAATTACAGCTTCGGTGCCGGCCGGGGCTTCAATGACCTGACGACGACCAAAGAGGCGTTCGGCGGGCAACTGCTGATCGAGGACAAGGCCAAGCGGCCGGTGCTGTCATTCGAGGCGAATTTCCTGTCAGCGACGGAGATGGAGCGCGACGTGCTGGAGCTGCAGCGGAACAAGACCGGCGCAGTGTTTGCGATGCTGGCGCCGGATGCCAGCACCTACCGGCAGGGCCGGATGTATTACGGCGCGCTGAAACTGGAGCCGGTGATCGTCGCCGCGCTCAACGTCTACAGCACCCGGTTCACGATTGAAGGTTTGATTTAGAGCGCCCACCCCGACCGTGGCAAGACAGCCGGGGCAGGAGGCGTAAAATTCCTCTGGTGCATTTTGCATCATGTGTGACCATATACACGGTAACGCCAAGGGCGAGGGGTGGTGTTAGGAGTAGGCAATGAGTGCGGGTGGCATCACAGTTTTTGCGACGTGGGACGAAGAAGCAAAAGTCTGGTGGGCGCGGAGCGACGATATCGAGGGGTTGGCCACGGAGGCCGAAACCATTGAAAAGCTGATCAAGAAGCTGGAGGTTATCATCCCAGAATTGGTTGGTCTTAACGATGGTGAGGGAACGGGTCAATGCCCGTTGCCGGTCCATCTTATGGCGGATAAACGCCTCGAATTGGATATGCGCACGAGCCAGTGAATGAGCTATGGCCGCGAAGTCCGGAAATTGCTGAAGGACGGCGGCTGCACTTTCGAGAGGCGCGGCAAGGGCGACCATGACATCTGGTACAGCCCACACAGCAACAGGCACGTCACGGTCGATACGGACATCAAGTCCCGGCACACGGCAAACGAAGTTCTAAAACAGGCGGGTCTCGCGAAGGCCTTCTGATCAGTTTCACATGACGACCCAAAGGGCGGTTCTTCGGAGCCGCCCTTTTTCTATGTCTGAGCGCCCGCCCGACGCAGGCTTCAACTACGCCGGGCAGGACTTCCACCGACCACCGATAAGGGGTGAGCGATGACGACGGCCATGACGACACGATTCAAAGGGCTGGGCAATGGCAGATAAAAGCCTTTCGGAGACACAGGAGATGGTTGCAGCCCAACAGGTCGAGATACGTCACCTATCCGAAGGACAGGCGCGGATTGAAACCGAAGTGAAGGAAATGCGCGCCGAGAATACAGCCCAGCACAGGGAGAATGGGCGGGCCTTGGCTGCCATCTACAAGTTGCTCTGGGGCGTGCTGGTCAGCGGTTTCGTGTTGGCATGTGTGTTCGCTGGATACCTGATCAAGACAGACGGCGGCCCCTACGTCAGCAAGGCGCAGTACACGAGCGATATTGCCAAGGTGTTGGATGCGATCAGGAGCGGGAAATGACGGATAACGTCGTGGATCTAGCCGCCTACCGGGCTGCCAAGCGGAAAGAGGAATCGGTGTTCGATCCCTATCCCTTCCTATTCACCGACAACGCGGGCGACCTTCCTTGCGACACGGAGGAATCCAATGACGAACCTGCCTAGGGGGCTTCGCAACTTTAACCCGGGCAACATCCGCCTCAACCCGTCCACCACTTGGCAGGGCGAGGTCAAGGGCACCGATCCCGACTTCTGCACGTTCAGTAGCTTCGCCTACGGGATACGCGCACTGGCGACCATCGTCCTGAACTACCAGCGCAAGCGTGGGCTGCGGACTGTGGCGACGATCATCAACCGATGGGCGCCCCCGAACGAGAACGATACGGGAGCGTATGCCCGAGCTGTGGCCAAGGCTGTCGGCGTCTCCCCTGATGAGCAGATCGACGTTGAGCAATACGCCGTCCTGCGCCCCCTGGTGGAAGCGATCATCAAACACGAGAACGGGCGGCTGGCTCCGGTCACCGCGTCCGACATTGATGCTGGGTTGGCACTGGCTGGGATCATGCCCGCTGCGGTACGCAAGCCCATCGCCAAATCCCCGACCGTTATTGGAAGCGCGATTGCTTCGGCAGGGACGGCTGGTGGCGCGGTTGTGTCCCAGATCAAGGACACGGACATCCATAACCTTGTCGGCGCTCAGGACACCATTGAGCAGGCAAAGGAGGCTGTCTCAATGACCATGGGGTTCTGGTCCTATGCCGGTATTGCCATGGCCGTCCTGACCGTGATCGGCATCGGGATCGTGCTGTGGAGCAAATACGACAGACGCAAGAGGGGCATCGAATGACCTTCGCCCTCGGATTCCTGATCAAACTGCTCCTGCGCTGGGGCGTCCCGCAGAAGTTCGCCAGCATCGCTGCTGACGGCATCGTCCTCTTTCTCATTGCCGGGGCGCTGTGGGCCGTACACAGCCACATCTGGCACGCGGGCTATGACGCGGCCAACGCAGAGTGGCAGGCCCGCCAGCAGGCAGTACAGGCCAAAGCGCAGGCCGATAGTTGGAAACTGGTGGGCGACATTCACCAGATCGACACAACCCTGATTCAAACCGTGGAGAAAATCCGTGAGGTTCCCCGAGACAAGCCGCGTTACGTCGCTGTCGAAGTCGCTCGCGATCTGCCTTGCCTGCGTTTCCCTGATCGCCTGCTCGACGCCACCAATCAATACACGCGTGACCTTGCCGCCGCTTCCGGCCATCGCATCCTCACCGTGCCCGCCGCTGATGGAACTCAAGGACGGGGAACTGGTGACGGTGGTCGATAGCCTGACCTATCATCAGCAGGCGCTGACCGAATGCGAGGCGAAGCGCCGGGCAGTCGTGGATGCCTACGAGGCAGCGCGGGCGGTGAATGGGGAGTGATGGTGCGGGCCGGATTGGTTACCGGCTACGGGTGCTTATCGTTACATTCCGTGGTCTGGGAATTGAACCCAGTTAGGTTGTCCTTGGACACCGTTCCATCCATATCCCGCAGGTCTAACCCTGCCGCCGCACTACATCGAATCCTACCCCATCCGCTCCCCCGATGCCAGACCGTAGCACGAGGTGGAATGTGACAAATCCGCCACACATGCCGGAATAATCGTGCGTTCAGGGCATTCGCCACAGACGCGCATTTAGAGAACAATCTGGCAACGCTATAATGGAAAGGTTGAGGCCCCAGAGTTTGCCGCTCTGAGGCCTCGATTTCAGGGACCGGTTGTTTGGCAGTTCTCCCGATCCCCGTTGCAGCGGATTTTACCAGTTCCCCCGCAATCCAGCAATGCCGATAGATTGCCCGCAGTCGATGGCTCCTGCTCGCCATTGTAGCCGTCCCAATAGCCCTCCACTAGTTCGGCGGGATCAAGCGCGTCAACTTCTGTCCATGTGCTGAACCGCCGCCGCGCCATCTACCGCTCTCCCTCTAGTGCGGGTGCCGCTGCGAGCATGGCGGCGCGGGTGTAGCCACTTGTCAAAATCGGCCGGCGGCTGATTGCTTCCGACGTGCACAAGATGCTCGGCATAGGTTTGGTCGTGCCATGCCTTCAGCCGCTCAACCTCTGCGATGGCTTCCTCGATAGTCGCGTTGAACCATTCGTATCGGTGCGTCCTCCCAAGCTTGTGAAGCGCCATATGAACGCGGGTTTCGACCGTTCGGGCGTAATGCTTGCAGACCCGCACGCTGTGTCGCAGTTCGCATTCCAGCGGGTTCATGGCGCGCAACTGCTGGAGCCTGCCTTCAATGCTGCCAGCGATGCCGACCTTGATGAAGCCAGCGCATTCGATGACGTAGATGTTCGTCATCTCCTTAGGCGACTGCCACATGGCCATCGGGATTTTCATAAAAGGCCTCCGTGGGCAAATTCGTGGGCAAAATAGGATGTTCTCCGGGAACCTATTGGAAACAGGCCGTGAACCTGTTCCCATGTATTCCCCGTAAACCCCCACCGCAACGGGTTCGACTCCCGTCGCTCGCACCATATTTTTAGCGGGTTTCTGCGGTGTTTGCAACGTCCGTGGGCAAATGCTGGGCAAATAACGCATTCACCTTGGCCGCTTCGGTCCCTTTGTCCGCGCCTTCGATCCATTTGGCGTAGTGCTTGAACAGCATGGCCGTGGTCTTGTGCCCGAGCTGCTTGGCAATGTAGGCGGGGACGATGCCGCCCATGAGCCGGACGGTCGCGTAGGTGTGCCGGGTCTGGTAGGCGTGCCGAACCCTGATGCCAAGCGCCTTCTGAGCAGGGTAGAAGTATTTCAGCCGCTGTACCTTCTCGCTGGCCCACACGCGCCCGCTGACGGGGTTCTCGAATATCTCCTCGCCCTTCATGAAGGTGTGCGCCTTCTGACGCTCCAGGGCCTCCATGGCGCGGTCGTTCAGGTCTACCAGTCGCACGGTATTCGTTTTGGTGCCCTTCTCTCGGAAGCGCACCCTGGCGCGCTCGATCTTGATCTTCCGGCGTACCCAATCCACGTCTGCCCAGCGCACCACGATCTGTTCGGATGGGCGCAGGCCGGTATTGAACGCGAACTCGTAATAGTTCCACACCTGCTCCGGGTACTTGTCCTTCATGAAGGCGACGATCTTTTCCATCTCGCCTCGCTCGAACGGGTCCGGCTCCGGTGACTGGTGCGGCAAATTGTGCACTTCGGCAGTGGGCAAATCCTTGATCATCTTGTCCGCCTTCGCCGACGCGAACACCTTGCGGAGCGGGATCAGGATATTGTTGACCGTCTTGCCGCTGGCCGTCTCCGCCTTCTCCCCGACCACCTTGGCGATCTCCGAATAGACGATCTCGGCAACAGGCCGGTCCCCAAGCGCGGGAATCCAAACGTAGTCTATGGCGTTCTCGTAGCCCTTGCGGGTGGACTTCTGCACCGTCAACGTGCCCAGCCATGCCTTTGCGTAATCCCTGAACAGCCGCTTGGGCGCCTGCAACGCGCGGGGTGAATTCGGGAACGTCTCGGCGTAGTCGAACGTGCCGTGGGCGATCTGGCCCTTGACCTTCGCCACCAGCCGCACCGCAGCCTTGATGTTGGCCGGCGTCGGCTCCAAGTCGAGCCGTTCGGTGCAGCGCTGGTTCTGGTACTGGAATCGGATGCGGATGCATGTCTGTAACGGCTCTACGCCGGTCCCTGGCCGCCCTCTACCCATCGCTCATACCCCTTGATGTCGATCAGGATGCGGTTGTCCCTGGCCTTCTTGTACTGATGGCCCTCGACCCACACGCCGTTTTCGACCTTATGATAGATCGCCTTCTCGCTGTAGCCGCTGATCTCGGCGAACTTCTTGATGCACACATACCGCGTCATTTTCCGATCTCCTGTATCTCAGGCAAGGTCCGCTCCATCACTCACCCCGCGCTGCAAGAATGGCACGCCCGATCATCTCGGGGATTTGGGGGACTACGGCGTTGCCTAGCCCTTTAAGTCGGTCCACCCGAGCGGGAACCCCATGAGCCACTCGACCCACGTCGGGTTCAGTGCGCCACCAGCCCCACCCTTGGGTGAGACTTGCGTGTTCAATCTGATCTGCTGCCCCTTGGCCAAACGCTCTTCCAAAGACTGGTTCGACCACTTGTTCGCATCCGATGCTGCTGGTGTGCGCCACATCTTGACTGCGGTCGCGAGTCCGTCGCCTGAGTTTGCCGACGCGCCCTTCCGGTTGTGATTTCCGCTTACTGTTGGTGTCGGCCACATCTTCGCAAACCGATCCAGCGTCACCGCCTTGTTCGTCGCATAGTTCAGTTGGCCGTAGGTTTCCTGCCGCTCGATGTGATCCGAGGCTGTCGGCGTCGGAATGCTGTGGGTACCGCGTCCACACCTACGAGAAGACGGAATCCGACGACGGTCCCGACATCTGGCGGGCCACCGATTGGGAGCCCATGGAACTGAGTTTTGTCCCGGTAGGGGCCGATGCGGGCGCAGGGGTCCGCAGCGAAAACACCAAGACTTTTCCCTGCACCATCCGGGCACTGCCCGAGCCTGGTCCATCAGAGGAGAATCCGATGACCGAAGCCACGGGCAACCCGCCCGCCACCGAAGTCCGCACCGAGCCCGCCCAGGTCGCGGTTGAAACCCGCACCGAGAAGCCGGCCAAGGCAAGCTTCAAGGAAGTGACCGCCGCCGTTCGCGCGGTTGGCCTCGATACCGTCTACCGCGATGCTCTGTTTGAGAGCGTGGAAGACAAGGGCCTGACCATCGAGCAGGCCCGCGCCGCGATCTTCGATCACCTTGCCGCAAAGGACGAACAGGTGCGCACCGAAAACCATGTCCAGATCACCCGCGACGAAGTCGACACGACCCGCGCACTGGCCGAAAACGCCATCATGCACCGCTATGATCCGGCCAAGAATCCGCTGGAAGACGGCGCCCGCCAGTTCATGGGCCGTTCGCTGCTGGAAGTCGGCACCGACCTCCTGGAGCGCCGCGGCGTCAACACCAAGGGCACTGACAAGATGGCCCGCGCCGGCCTGGTGCTGGGCATGGATGTTCGCTCCGGCGGCATGCTGTCCACCTCCGACTTCCCGTATATCCTCGCCAACGTCGCCAACAAGACGCTGCGCATGGGCTATGCGACCGCCCCGCGCACTTTCCTGCCGATTGCCCGCCGGACCACGTTGCCTGACTTCAAGCAGGCGCAGCGCACCCAGCTGGGCAGCGGCCCGAAGATGCGCAAGGTCACCGAGGAAGGTGAATTCACCTACGGTTATATCGGAGAGGGCAAGGAAGTCTATTCCCTGTCCACCTATGGCCGCATCGTGCCGATCACCCGCCAGGCGATCATCAACGACGATCTGAACGCCTTCACCCGCATCCCCCAGCTGATGGGCCAGTCGGCCGCCAACCTGGAATCGGACACGGTGTGGGGCATCATCACTGCCAACGCCGCGCTGAATGACGGGTACACGCTGTTCGACGCGACCAATCACGCGAACCAGTCCGGTTCCGGTGCGGCCCCTGACCTGACGACCATTGGCGCAGCCATGACCGCCATCGGCTCGCAGACAGGTCGCGACAGTGATGACACCACCTACCTGAACCTGCAGGGCCGGTATCTGGTGGGCGGCTGGGCGACCGACATGGTGCGCAAGCAGATGACCAGCGCGAACTACGTGCCGGTCTCGCAGGCAACCCAGAATGTCTACTCCGGTCTCGAGCCCATCACCGAGGCCCGGCTGACCGGTAACCAGTGGTACGTCTTCGCCTCCCCGGACCAGATCGACACCATCGAGTATGCCTATCTGGACGGCCAGGACGGTGTCTACACCGAGACCCGCGTGGGATTCGAGGTGGACGGCATCGAGATCAAGGCCCGCCACGACTTCGCCGCCAAGGCGCTGGACTGGCGCGGTATGTACAAGAACGCCGGCGCGTAATTCGCTGATCCTGAAAGGACATCAGACATGAAGAACTACATTCAGGACGGTGATAACGTCACCGTCACGGCCCCGTCCGGCGGTACGACTTCCGGCCTCGGCTACCTCATCGGCGGCATCTTCGGTGTCGCCGCAACCACCCAGCTTGTCGGTGAAGACGTGGTCCTCGCCACGGATGGCGTGTTCAACCTGGTCAAGGTCGGCTCGCAGGCATGGGCTGTCGGCGACCGCATCTTCTGGGATGACGCCAATACTCGCTGTACCAATGTGGCCGGTGACGGCGTCTATATCGGCGTTGCCACCGCAACTGTGGGCTCTGGCTCCACCTTGACCACTGGCTATGTGCGCCTGAACGGCATCGTTCCGGCGGTTGCTGGTGGCCTTGTCTCCGTTACGGCGGCCACCCTGACCGTTACGGCGGCCAAGCACGCTGGCAAGATTGTCCTGCTGGACCGCGCGGCCAGCCAGGCGGTTACCCTGCCGGCTGCGGCTGGTACGGGCAATATCTACGAGTTCATCATCAAGACGACCGTGACCACGCCGTCGACCACGATCAAGGTGGCCAACGCGTCGGACGCCTTTATCGGCTTCTCGATGATCGTCTCGGACGACCCGGCGACGGTGAAGGGCTTCATCGCGGCGGCCGCGACCGATGACACCATCACCCTGAACGGTACGACGACTGGCGGATACGCGGGCGACAAGATCATCGTCCGCGACATCGCCACGAACGTGTTCTCGGTGGAAGTGCGCGGCAAGGCGACCGGCGCCGAGGCCACGCCATTCAGCGCCACCGTCTAAACCTGAAGGCCGGAGCCTGACCGCTCCGGCCTTTTCCATCCCGAGGCCAGATGACCAAAGCCGAGATGCATGTCGCGGCGCTGCTGGCGACGTTCGGCCCGCTGCCGATCATTTTCGAGACGCTGGGGGCGACCGTTACCAGTCTCGAGGCCGACGACGAAGTGCTGCGGATCGGCCTGTTCGACGATTTCGCCGGCAAGTGGCGGTCCTGGGTCTATCCGGACCCGGAAACATGGCTGCTGGACCCTGCCGGTGATGTGCCGCGCACGTCCATCGCCGAAAACGATCAACACGAGATGATCGAGACGACGGTGATGGGCCGGATCGATCCCGTCGCGGTTGCCACCACGGAATTTGCCCGCCAGCTTGGGCTCTGGCGCGCATGACGACCCTTACGGTGCGGCCCAGCGCGTCGGTCGCCATCGGCCGCGTGCGCTCGGCCGGATTGCTGGCGAATTACGCGACGCTGAAGGAAACCTACGCGGCTGGCAGCGTCGATAATTCCAGCAACACCATGATGATGGGCCAGTGGACCGATGGCTCGTCGCTGGAACTGAACGAATGCTTCTTCCGGTTCTCGCTGGCCAGCCTGCCGGCGGGTGTCACGGTTTCATCGGCTGTCCTCGAATTCACAAAGGCCACGTTCAACAGTTCCACGGCCTGCGCCCAGCAGCTGCTGAACTTCAGCGCCGGTGCCACGGTCGGCAGCGGTGACTGGAAAGCGGCCTCGACACTGGCGGCGCTGACCAATTACGGCACGATTCCGGCGACCGGCTATCACACCGGCGACACGACCTACCAGATTACGCTGAACGCGGCGGCGCGAACGGCCATCGAGGCGGCGGCGGGCGGCGATTTCGACTTCATGGCGGCCAGCCAGAAGTTGATGGACGGCACGCCGCCGACGACGAGCGAGCAGTACCAGATTTATTCCGACGATCATGCGACGAGCGCGAACCGCCCGGCGCTGATCATCACCTACGCCTACAACAACAGCATCAGCGAGACCGCAACCTTCACCGACGCGGCGAGCGGCGCGCTGACCATCGGCGGCGCCATCTCGGAAACGGCGGGACTGGCCGACAATGCATCGGCGCTGGCGGTGTTCGCCAGCAGCATCGCCGAGGCGCTGTCGCTGACAGACGCGGCGGGCGGCAATCTGGCCATGCTGGCGGCGCTGGCGGAAACCATGTCGGTGGCCGATGCGGTCGCGGCGGCACTCACCATGCCGGGCGCCATCGCGGAAGCCGTCAGCTTTACCGACGCGGCATCCAACCTCGCGGCGTTGCAGGCTGCCATATCGGACAATGTCGGCGCCAGTGACGCGCTGACGGGGTTACTGGACGCACAGAACGCCATCGCCGAGACGGTGGGCCTGACCGATGCGGCAAGCGCTACCATGGCGCTGGCGGCATCCATAGCCGAGGCATTGAGCCTTACGGACGCAGCGGCGGCGAACGCGATCTTCAACGCCGCGCTGGCTGAACTGGTCAGCGTGACCGACGCGGCCAGTCTACAGGCCAATCTGGCGGCATTGATCGCCGAAGACGTGTCCATCGCCGATTATCTCGTCGGCGGGAAGCTGCTTTCGGATTCCATCTCGGAAGCCTTGGGCATTTCGGACGCTGCGGCTGTGGCGCTGCTCACGCTGGTTATCCTGGCGGGTGTGCTGCGGCTACGTCCCGCTCTTGCTGGTGACGCGAATACGAACCCGGCACTGGCCGGCGAGACAAGCACGGCGGCAACGCTGCAAGCCGACATTGAAACACGGGCCAAGATCGCTGCTACGGCGGCAAGGCTGCGCGCCGCCCTCTCGGGCAAGGCCAATCTAGGAGACTGACACGATGACCGACCGTCTCGTCGCGGCTGTGCGCCGCGCGCTCGGGTATCTGCGCGCCCGGTTCACGGAAAAGGTGGGCGTCACGGCGCACTGGCACGTCGAGTGTATTGGTGCCGATGGTTCGGTCAAGTGGGTGGAGGAAGGCTCCAACCTTGTGGTCGATACCGGGCTGAACGCCTTCCTCGACTACACGCTGAAGGGCAGCGCCTATACGGCGGCCTGGTATGTGGGCTTGACGGCTTCGGCACCGACTGCGGCGGCGGGCGACACCATGTCGAGCCATGGCGGCTGGACGGAGAACGTCACCTATTCGGAAAGCGTGCGCCAGACGCTGACCCTGGGCACGGTCGCCAGCAAGACGGTCAACAATTCGGCATCGAAGGCGGCCTTCAGCATCAACGGCACCACGACTGTCGGCGGTGCCTTCGTCACCAGTGTGAACACCAAGTCGGGCACCACCGGCACGCTGCTGAACATCAAGGCCTTCGCCGCCGACCGCTCGGCCATCTCGGGCGACACCCTGAACGTCACCGTCACCTATACCGCGAGCTGATCCATGAAAAAGATCAAGATCACGCACACATGCGAACGCCGCATCACCGACGCCAAGGGTAACGCCGCAGGCAAGGTATTGCGCGAAGGTTCGACCGTCACGGTTGACGACGAATCCGCCGCCGTCCTGATCAAGCTGGGATACGCCGTTTGAGCGCGACCGACCTCCTCTATATCGACAACACGAACAACGTGTGGATCGACGGGCTGAAGAACGACATCAGCGGGATGGCGATCAATGATGCCACCTGCCTGATCGTCGAGGTGCTGGACGCCAATGGCGCCCAGGTATCGGGCACCACGAATATCAGCATGACCTACAAGGGCGGGTCGGACGGCGACTATTACGGCAAGTTGCCGCACACCGTCAGCCTGACTGAGAACGCCGAATATACCGTGCGGGTCCGCGCCACCGACACCGATGGCAATGTCGGCGAATGGCGGCGCACCGTGCGCGCCCGGTATCGCAACCAATGAGCATCTTTTCAGCACCGCTGGCGGCCATCTTCGCCGGGCCTCTGGGCGAAACCGCGCGCTATCGGCCCCGCGTCGGGTCGTCGTTTGCCGTCAAGATGGTGCCTGTGGTGGCCGGTGACAGCGAAATGCAGATCGCCGGTTCGATGGTGGTCCCGGAACTGATCTATGAGGCCGACGCCGCGCAGTTCAGCGTCACGCCTGCCGAGAAAGACACCGTGCTGTTCGGCACGGCATCCTATTACGTCAAGTCCGTCCAGAAGGTGAACGACAACCTCGTCTTCCGCTTCATGCTGGGCACCACCCGATGACCATCGCTATCCGCGAACAGGTGGTCCGCGCCTTTGCCGCGCTGCTGGCCAGCATCGAGGACGAACACGGCGATGCGGTCACCGTCGAGCGTGGCCGTGATGCGCCCGTTTCCGCATTCCCCTGCCTGATCATCAATTCGGGCAATGAACGCGGCGACGAGCGGTCCTATGGCCAGCAAGACCTGACCATGACCATCGAGGTTTACGGCTACGTCCAGCAGGCCGCCGAGGAAGGCGACGTGGATGCAGCAGGCGCCGACTTCGAGGCCGCCGTGAATGACCTTTACGCCCGCACCGTGCAAGCCGTGCTGACCGAACCGCGCACCCTGGGCGGTATCGCCGTCGATATGCGGTTCCTGTCGATGACGCCTGAAATCGCCATGGACGCGGCGACCAACAGCGGCTCGTTCACCGTCGTTTTCGAGGTCGATTACTGGACCTCCAGTTCCAACCCCTTCTCACAAGACATCGGAGGCTGACCGTGGATCACGCGGTTTCGACGACGGACGGCAAGGTGCCGCCCGAGGAAAAGCTGCGCCTGGAGAACCTCCACGGCAAGGCGCTGGCGGCGGAGATCGTCGCCGAAGTGGAAGCGGCCATGGCGCCGCCCGAACCCCCGAAAACCAAGGCGAAGGCCGCCCCCACTGAGGAGATCGCGTAATGGTCGCCACGTTCATCCGCACCCGCCCCCAGACGCTGCTGGCCAAGGTGGAATCCAGCGAAGGTGTCGATCCGACGCCGACCGCCGCCGCCAATGCCATCAAGGTCGAGAACGTCAACTGGACCGAGACGCCGAACGTCATCCAGTCCAACGAGGTATCCGGTGCTCTTGACGTGTCGCCCCCGCTGATTGGCGGCGTCAAGACGGCGGTGACCTTCGACGTGTGGGTGAAGGCCCGCGCGCTGGGCTCGACCGCGCCCGACATGTCGCCGCTGCTCAAGGCGTGCGGCATGACCGAGACGCTGACCACCACGTCGATCCCGGCGGCGCCCGAAGCCCTTGCCGCCGGTGGCTCGACCACCACGGCGGTCTTGGGCGCGTCGGCCACCGGCACGGCCAACCTATACACCGGCATGCCGATCACGTTCAGCGGCACGGTGTCGGGCGACAGCTTCATCGCCGCCTATTCCGCCGCCAAGCTGGCCACGCTGACCGACATCATGAGCGGCGCGCTGGTGGCGACCACGAACTATGTCATCCCGATCAACGCGCTGTACCGGTTCGCGTCCAGCTCGCTGACCAGCGCCACGCTGTGGCTGTACCGCGACGGCAAGAAGCTGATGGGCATTGGCTGCCGTGGCACGTTCACGATGCAGTGGGTGAGCGGCGAGGGCATCAAGTTCTCGTTCTCGTTCATGGGCGTCTGGGTCCAGGCCACCGACACGGCCAACGTCTCCGGCACGTTCAATGACACGACCAAGCTGGTCTGGCGCGGCACCACATCCGCCGTCAGCCGCATGCGCTGGAACCGTATCCTGGCGCAGTGCAAGACGCTGACCTTCGATGCCGGCAACACGGTGGTGAGGCCGGACAACCCGGAAGGTGTCGAAGGTTACGATCCGGCGCAGATCACGCTGCGCAATGCCTCCGGCTCGTTCGACCCGCTGGAAACCCTTCTGGCCACCCGCGACATCCTCGCCGACATGCGCAACAACACGGCGCGCATCGTCCACGCCCGCGCGGGCACTGCGGCCGGCGCCCGTGTCGCGGTGACGGCGGCCAATTGCTACGCGACCCAGAACAACCAGGGCGGCGACCGCGACGGCTTCTCGACCGAGGCCGTCAACTTCCGCTGCACCGGCGACAACGACGCTTTTTCGATCTGCTTCTACTGACCCGACCCTAGCCGTCCCGCTGCTTTCCTCCCCGGTGTGCAGCGGACCCGGCGGCGCGAGGGTCGGGCTTCGCGCCGCCACCTATTCCCGATAAATAGGAAGCAACATGATCACCTCTGCCAAGCAGACGGTGCGGTTCACGCCGCGCGCGCTCTGCAACGACAAGGGAAAGCCGAATCCCGGCGCCGTTGTCTATCTGATCCAGCCTCCGACGCTCCACACCCGCGCTGAATGGCACCGGCTCCTGTCGGACCAGGGCGCGAAGCATGTCTCGGGGGACACGCTCTATGCGTCCATGCGGCGCGGCATCAACAAGGTGGTCGCCGAGGACCAGCGCGCCGAACTGCTGGAATTCCTCGACAACTACGAGCCCAGGCTCGCCGAGTACCGGGATGACATCATCGACGCCAACGCCCGGTCGGAAGGCCTGGAAGACGGCAGCGATGAAGCCAAGGCTATCGGCGCCGAACTGCTGTCGATCTTCGAAAAGATCACCGATCTGAAGGACCAGATGGACGATCTTGAAGGCCAGATGCGGCGCATGTTCCCGCCCTACGGCCGCAAGTTCGGCGAGCAGCTTTTCTGGATGCAGATGGCGCCACTCACCGCAGCGGCCATGTTTCTTGTCGGCGCCGAGAATTCGGAAATCGAGATCAGCCGCACCGCAGGGCTGGTGCTGGATGAGACCCTGAGCGCCTTGCCAAGCGGCCATGCGCTTGAGATCGGCTGGCACGCAGTCGGCCTCATGAACACCATCGGTGACGACCTAAAAAACTCCGATGGGCCTTCTTCATCCGCCAGCAAGCCGAAGCGTTCGGCCCGGACGAAGACGGCCCCTGGGACATCCTCGGCGAGCAAGTAGAGACCAATCCGACCGATGACATTCCGGCCTGGTGCTGGAACATCATCACTCTGTGGAGCCTGTGCAGGTCGCCGGAAGGTGGCTACATGCGAATGCCGGACGAAGGCGGCGTGAACGATCAGGCCGCATTCGTCATGTCAGCATTCAATGTGCTGGATCAGGTGATGGCGGAGTATCACGACTGGAAGAAGTCGGCGCGGGAGGGTTAGGTGCGATATTTAAGGCCGCTCAAAAGTTGAAGCTGATACGCGAGCGCCATACGATTCAACAAAGCACAGCCCTTTCATGCGCAAGGTTTGGCCTGTGACGTTGTTGACAGTAAAGTCAATGAAGACATCCCACCCATCTGGGACTTTGCTTGCGGACTTTTCGCCGAACCTATCGTAGGTGACGGTAGCAGACGGGCTTTGTTCTGCCTCAATCGCTTTTTGGCATCGCGCGACAACCTCACTCTCGCTCAGGGCGCCCCGCTCGTTTGATCCTGAAGCGGAAAAACCCGCTGCTAAGGTGGCCACTACAATTAGCCCCACCATAACTACGGCGATCTTCACAACACTGTCGGTCATTAGGTTGGCCTCCCGAACATAAGGGAGCGCCATGATAGGGGATTCAATGCACGCCGTCGCCAAGTTCATCAGCACGGTGGCGAAGGACCTCAAGGCCGATCTGGAATATCGGAAGAAGGCCCAGGCTGAAGGGCTGAGGACGGCGGCGCGCGGCCTTGAGAAAGACCTTGAGAACGCGGCTTCGTCCAGTGGCCTTGGCCGTCTGTCACGCTCGTGGACGTCGGCAGCCTATCCTCGGCAGGGTGTTGGTTCGCTGAGCGCGTCTGCTGAAATCTTTGTGAAGGGCAGCCAGCACACTCAGGACGCGATGTATGCGTTCACCAACGGATCAACCATCCGGTCTGGAAGCGGCTTCTTCCTGCTGATCCCGACTGAGAACGCGCCGAAGGTGGGCTTGGGCCGGGACCGCGACAAGCGGCTGGCCGCGGCCGAGGCGCGGTATGGAAAACTGCGGTTCGTCTACCGGCGTGGCAAGCCGTCGCTGCTGGTGGCGGACAATGTACGCGCCAGAGGCGGCAAGCGGGGCGGCTTCGCGCGAGCATCGGCAAAGGCTGCGGCGGCGGGCAAAGTCGCCACCATCGTCGTCTTTATTCTCGTCCCCGTCGTCACGCTGCGGAAGCGGTTCTCCATTGCTCCGCTGGAAGCCAAATGGCGCGCCCAGGTTCCCGACCTTATCGCCGCTGAATATCAACGCATCTCAGGAAACCGCCGTGGCTGAAACACGCAATACGATCCGCTGGGATAGCGTCGGCGCGGACCAGGTGAAGCGCGACTATGCCGAAGTGCAGTCAGCCGACGCCAAGACAGCCGAAAGCTTCAAGCGCACCGGCGGCGCGGCTTCGCAGGCTGGAGATGGCGTCAGTAGACTAGGCGGTGCGGCCCGAGACTATGCCGCTCATGCCAACGTCGCGTCCACGTCCACGAACGCTCTGAATGTCGGCCTTGCCGCGCTCGCTCGATACGCTTCGGCCGGCGCGCTGCTGGAACTCGGGCGCCGTACCGTGCTGGCCGCTGACAGCTTCAAGGGCCTGCAGAACCAGCTTCGCGTCGCAGGCTTCGAATCCGATGCGCTGGCGTCGGCGACCGACCGGCTGTTCGAGATATCCAACCGAACCAAGACCTCGGTGGAGGCGAACGCCACGCTGTATGGCCGCCTGTCCGCTGCGCAGAAGGAATTGGGCGCGTCGAGCGATCAGCTTTTCACGTTCACCGAAGCGGTCGGCAACGCGCTCAAGATCAACGGCACGGAAGCATCGGCCGCATCCGGTGCGCTGCTCCAGTTGTCGCAAGCGATGGGCGGCGCGAAGATCCAGGCGCAGGAATACAACAGCCTGATCGACGGTATGCGCCCGCTCCTGCAGTCCGTCGCCAACCATCTGGACGGCGCCGGAGGGTCGGTTGCAAAGCTGACCCAGATGGTCCGCGACGGCGAGGTAAGCAACAAAGCGTTCTTCGAGGCGGCCATCGCCGGGTCCGAGGAGCTGGCGACCAAGGCCGGGTTGGCACAGACGCAGATCGGCCAATCCCTGACCGAACTGAGCAACAAATTCATCGAGGCGGCGGGAAAGTCCGAAGGGTTCACCGCAGCGGCGAACAGTGCGGGCAAGGCCATAGAGGCGCTGGGCGGCTCGCTGACCGGCGCGTTCGAACAGGTCGACAAGAACATGCAGCCGCTGATTGCGGTCGGCGCTGCGCTGTCCGACATCGCCAAGTTCGCCGGCGACATCAACGACAAGTCCACGCCGCAGGTGAAGGGCTTTTTCGATACAGTCAAGGAAGCCGCGCTGAGCGCGCTCAATCCAGTCCAGTCGGTGCTGAACCAATTGGCTGGAATTCAGGATTGGGTGGCCAAAAACGGCACCTACGGCAAGCGCGACATTCGCGTGATTGACCCTACGCCGGGCTTCTACGGGACTACGCCCGGCAACATGCCCAAGATTGACCTGAGCGGCCTGCCGTCCGGCGCCTCGCCTGATTACATGTCCACCTACAATCAGGACCGCAGCGCCGCCCCCGGTCGCAAAAACCGCTACGGCGTCATCCCCACGGATGCCGAAATCAAGGCGCAACTCAACGCGCAGCACGATTGGCAGGAGAAGGTCGCCGAGGGCTGGTTGACCGTTTACGAAAAGGTCGGCGCGGCGAGCGAGGATTTCTATCGGCAGGTTGCCAAGGATGCGCAGGAAGCGGGCGCGGATGAGGCCAAGGCGTATGCTGAGCGCCAAGCCAACATCAAGGGTGTGATTGACGATATCGAGTTGGAAACCCGACTGATGGGCATGTCCAATGACGAGCGCGAACGCACTATCGCCCTGCTGAAACTGGAGAAAGAGGGCGCGACGTCGGACCAAATCGCCCGGATGAATGCTGCCTTGGATGCCAAGAAGATCGCCGACGCCGCCAAAAAGGCCGCCGATGAAGTCGAGGCCATCTGGACCAACGCCGCCCAGGGCGTGAACGCCGCTTGGTCAGACTTCCTGTTCGACATCTTCGACAAGGGCAAGCTGTCGTTCAAGTCGTTCGCCAACAGCCTGAAATCCACCTGGGCCCGTGCGATCGCCGACATGATCGCGCTGTCTACCCAGCAGTCCATCGTCGCGCCGCTGTTCGAGGCCATGTTCGGCATGAAAATGCCGGGGACGACTGGCGCGGCTGGCACACAAGCGGCATTCGGTGGCATCGGTGCCAGCGCAATCGGCAAGTTCCTGTTCGGCGGCGGATCAAGTTCGGCAGGTGCAGCGCTTGGCGGCAAAGACTACATGAAGGACATTTATTCCGGCTCTGGGGTCCAGACCGGATTCCTCAGCAAGCCCATTGGCAACAGTACGGTCGGCGGTGTTGCCGGTGGTGCGATGCTGGGCTACGGCGTGGGCCAGATTACCGGCAGCGGGCAGGTCGGCGCGGTTGGCGGTGCAATCGGCGCGGCCATAGGCGGCCCCATAGGTTCACTTATTGGTGGCATCGTCGGTGGCCTGCTCGGCGGCCTGTTCAAATCCACCCCGAAGTCGATTAGCAGCTACGGCACGTCTGGCGTGTCCGATTCCATCGCCTCTGGTGGCCTGGACGTGAAGATCGGCAAGGACATGGCCTCGGGAGTGGTCCGGGCGCTGCGGACGTTCTCTGACCAGCTCGTCACCG